AGAAGCGTTACAAAACCATGTTTCGGACGCTGTATTGCTGCACTAAAGTAAAGTTTAAAAAGATAAGTACATCAATCGAAACAGGACCGCGTCAATACCCCAAAATGTGCGGAGTGTTTGTTACATACGAGGTGCGCAAGTGGTTCCATAAAAAAGAACTGACAACTCAATATGTGCGCATAAGAATCTGTGCCAAAAGTAAAACATCATACAAAAATACAAAACAAAATGAGCAAAAAGAAAATTTACATATCATCACCGATTACCGGCTACAATCTCAACGAGCGACACAAGTTCTTCGCTCAAATCGAGAAAGAACTGACAATTCTCGGCTACAAGGCAGTCAACCCGATGACCAAACCGCTACCCGACTCTGCTCCGCACACGGAGCACATGAAAGAGGACATACGCTTGCTCCTCGGCTGTGACGGCATCATCGTGCCTAACCGATGGCGTTGCTCGAAAGGCTGCGAAACAGAACGCCGTGTGGCTGACGCTTGCGGAATACCGGTCGTCGGCGTGATAGGTGAGGCGCACGATTTACAAATCATAAATGCAATATAATCATGAGCACAAGCTATTTGACAAGTCGCACCCCGAGAAGAGCGTATGTTATCGCGCCAAGCGTAAAGCAGAAAGAGGAGCTGTTAAAGAGTATCGACCGCTATTGTTCGCTGTATTACATCACAATGGGGTCGGCGTACAATATTGCCCAGACAGCTATGATAGACGCTTTGGGCGCAATTAAAGAAGACAAGAAGCTGTATCGCCAAAAGACAAAGCAAAGCATCAACAAGGCTCTTGCCGCATATAACACATGGGATGCGAAGATGCGCTTTGTCCTCGCCGACCGCTATCAGCTTTGGCTTGACCTGTCTGACGCGTCAGAGGCAGAACTCAAACCGCTCGTCACAACGCTCTATTACTGCATCGACAACTACTTCTTGAAAAACCAGGTGCCGAAAAGCAAGATCGTCGCCCGTATGGAGGCGGCAATGGTGCTGATAGATGTTGCGGTAAGCCTGTTCAGAAACCTTTTTGACAATGTCCGGAAGAAGATAGGAGTAGACTTGCGTCCCGCGTTCAACGAAGGCAACGCTCTTGAGCTGCAACACAACTGGAACAACGCCATGCAGTCCGTCATAAATACGATACCAGGGATGCCTGATATTGACATCAACGACGATGCGGACAGCGTTCAGGCAGCGAAGAATATCATAACGAAACTCACGAACGAGGGCATCTACGACCGCGCAGGAGAGTATGCGTTGCAGCTGAACCCTGAGTATAGACCGGAAAATTACGGAGAGTAGACCGATATCAACCGCGCA